TGTATTCAGTAGGCAAAGCATAAGCAACGCAATCGGCGTGTTTAACCATTGACTTTTTTGCATCAATAATCAATTGCTTGTTTCTAAATAAAAAATCAAACTTTTCAGCTTGTGTTTTAAAGGCTGGTATTTTCATTATTTTTTAATTAATTTGCTTTCCAATTTAATTTGTTTTGCTTTTTTTATTTTTTCAATTTGTTCTTTACTTAGATTCTTTTTCATTTTTTTTACAAAATTAATTATTATTTATTGAATTATTCAAATATTTATTAATTTGGTTGTTGCTGTTGTGGATTCTGCAAATTATTAATAGGTGTTGTGTTAATAATCAACAAATTTGCATTAGGGTCATTTGATTTTGGTTCTCCCATTTTTTCTCTTACTTCATTGGCTGTGTAAATTCCTTTGTCTTTAAAACTACTTAATATGTCAGCTTTTTCTTTTAAGTTTTCTTGCAAACATTCTACTTTACTGAAGTCTTGTCTCATTCTAACTCTTTGCAATGGAAAATGATTTCTGCAAATAAAATGTGTGTATGATTCAGATACTTTGTCAGACAAAGGAATTATGCAATTAGTATACATAGCTTTTTCTGCTTCTAATCTATTGTTATATGTTTTGTTTTCTGGGTCATTAAATAAACTTGAATCTAATCCTAAGACATTGCATAGAGTTCTTGTTGTTACAACTCCCTTTTCCAATAGTTGCATATCTGCTGGACTTAATCCAATTGGAATGTAAGTTAAATCTTTATTGGTAACTAATACTTGACCAAACTTTTCCGCACCACCCATTCTGTTTCTCATTTCATCGTTTACAATGTCTGCCTCATCTGGTGTCATTGCATTGTTTGATTTGTCAGATACTAATCCACTTATTCCTTTGTTGCCTAAAATTGAAGCATCTGCAATCCATCTTTGGTTACCAACTTCAACCACCCTACTTGCAACTTCAATTGGGCTTAATCCATAATCGTATCGCTGTAAATTTGGATTAAAAAATTTGATGTGTTCTATTTCGCTTTTCTTATAAATTCTTGAAGTCGAACCAAAACTAAATTGGAACTCTAACTCAGGAATAAAAAAACTTGAATTTCTATTTAAAATGTTAATCGCTTGACTTGGCAAAATGTCCAATTCTTCGATTAATGTTGAATTTATTTGGGTGTTGCCTACTAAATAGCTATTGCCAGTAATTAAAAGATAGATTAATACTTGTTCTTCAATATCATTCCAAGTGTAACCTTTGCTTATATTAGGCTCAGACATTAATTCATGTATGGTTGTGTCTTCAATTACTTTCCAATTTCCGTTTGCTTGTTGTTTTTCTACTATCCAGGGGATTGACTTTGAAATGTCAACAATCTTTTTTACAATTGCGTAAACATCAACATTTCTAAGGTATCCCTCATTTACTTGCACATTGCTTGAGTTATTCCAATTTAAAGGAATAAAACCGCCCATTAATTGCCAAAGCAAGTTTCTGTTTTGTGTAGTCAAAGGAATCCTTTGTCCATTTACTGTTTTGTTGATTGCGAAAACTGCTTTTTGTAATAAGTTCACACGATATAGATTAATTTTTTATGCAAATTTATAACTTTATTTTTAAATTTTACAATATTATCTTTTCATGCCTCCAATTGCTAATGTATTTGCAGGAGATAAATATTGAAATACATAGCGTGCTGGGTCAATTTGGTGGTTAAAATCGTCAATAGGCATTTGTGCTTTTCTATCGTGCCAAACATAATTTCTTAATTCTTTTATTAGATTGGTAGAGTTTTCATCAATAATCATTTCATAATCTTGCATTCCTTTGATGCCATTCCGAATTGAATCTGGGCCTTTTATTGCTGGAATAATGTTAAATCCTTTTGCTCTTATGTCGTTTATTGTTCTTGGGTCAGCTGAATCTGCAACAATTAAATCACGTTTATTAGTTACAGACAAATCAATTAATTCAATCAACTGAGCTGTTGAATTTCCTTTTTTGTAAAATATTTCTTGTAAATAAATTAGTTTTCTTTTTTTGTCTATTGCAACTTTTACCATAGAATCTGGGTCATTGCTAAATCCAAAATCCAAACCATAAACATAAGGCAATGATTGTTCAAATTTGCCAAGTTTCCAGTTTTGAAAGATTGAACCTTGTAGTGTTCCAATTTCACCATCAATGTAAACTCTGCACCAATTAGCCCAATATTCAGAAGTTTTAGCTTTTTCAATCTTAATCATTAATTCACTAAATATTTCTGGTGGTATTGCTTCATTGTCTTTGTAAGTTAATAACAAAAACTCTGAATCAGGTTCTTTTAATGTTTCTGAATGCACCCAAAACTCATTATCTGGGTTGTAATCAATCCAAATCTCATTTGACCTTACCATTAAAGCATCTGCAATCTCAAAGTCAATATGATTTGCTTCATTCAAGAATAATACATCACGCTTACCTGCTGCTTTTGCTTTCCCAACAGAATCAAAAGCAGTAAACTGAATCAATGAACTATTTCCAAATCTATATTCCATTGGGTTTGACCTCCAACCATCCTGTCTCCATCTACCTGTTTCTACCATTACATCAGCAAATATTCTTACAGCACCATTTCTTACCGCTGGAATTGATTCAGCGCAAACAGTTATAATATGTCTTGGATTTTTTGTTGCGTAGTCTATAAGTATTGGAATGATGCCAAATGTCTTACCTGCACTGGTTCCTCCTTGTATAACTTTTTTGCGGCTTTTTAATTTAAGTAATTTATTTATTGCCGTTGTTCTTTGAAACATTTTAATTTACAACAAAACTATTTTTTATCCTCAGGGAATAAAGGTTGTTCTATATTGGTCTGTTCTATTTTTTCAATTAAGTTATTTAATCGCTGTGTAATGCTTGGATTGTATATTCCAGCCATACCACCTTCTATTTGGTCTTTTCTCACCATTTTCTTGATACGTAAGCAGATAGTTACATAATCTGAATATCTATTATCAGTATTAGCAAAATAATGGCTTAAATCGCCTATAATTGCATTTTCAAAACAATAGCATTCGAATCCTTCAATAGTTAATGGCCGTTCTTTTTCTCTCAGTACGTCATTTCCATCTTTTCCAACATAATCTTGAACTTTTATTGGATTTTCTTTAGTGTATTTTTTGTATGCTAAAAATATTTCCCAAAGTTTTTCAGGTGTTTCAATATTTTTTGTTCCTTTTGGTCTTGCCATGGTGCAAATATACAAATTATTTAATTGTCAAAGATTATTGTATAAATTCAAGCTTTATTTTATACAAAGACTGAAAAACGTTTTGTAGTTCGTGTAAATACAAAATATTTTCTGCAACATGAGCGTTTTTGTTAGATAAATTGCCATAAAAATAAGCATAGCCATTAAAAGTAAAAATAATATCATGTTTTATAAATCCACATTTTACTAAAACATTTTTTGTTAATGGTATTGGTAAAACATTTTTAGCTTTTAAATAAAACATGCTTCCATTTTTTCTTTTTATTCCAATTGTATCATTATTGTAAATAACTGATATTTGATGTTCTTCTTGATTAAATAATATCCAATTTCCAATTCTCAATTCACTTGCTTTTATTATTGCCATAGTTTTATTTTTTATTTGTTTCCCAAACTTTTAGAATTTCTTTAGCCTTAGCCCTGAAGATTGCAATCTTTGAATTAGGCACTCTAATAAGTACGGGACTTGTTGGCTCACCGTACTTAAATTTAGGGCCAGCGTTTAACCTGGTGCCGCCTCTTTGTTTTTTAGTTGACATTCTTAATATTCTCCAAATGTTGATGAAATCTTTTATCCATTTTTAATTTGTTTTCGTAACCAGTCCAAGCTTCTGTTTTTTCTACCCAAAGAGCAAAGTTACTTATTGCATCTTTTTTCATTCTTGTAAAATAGAATCCATCAACTATTACTGATGCTAATTCTTTTGTAGTTTCAAAATAGAAACCTAACTTTAATCCTTTAATTTTTTCTGTGTTAAGGATGTCATAGCAAATTCCATTGTTAAGATTTACAATATACTTTTTGCCATTAATTGAGGTGTTTATTTGATGGTTTTTTTTCATTCCATCAATTGTTAATTTTCCACTACCTAATCTGTAAGTAGAGTTATCAATCATTGTGATTGTTGTTCTGTTGTAAGTGTGATTTGATTTCATATTTTTTTTTGATTATTAGCAAATTTACAGGAGGTTTTTTTGCCTCCTGTAATTGCTTATTTGAATATTTAATTAAACTGTAACTAAAGATGGTGTATTTAACCAACCAACCATTGTTTGGTATGCTTTTTCATTGATTGCTGCATCGTTACCGAACATTAATGAATAATCTTTGTCTTTGCTATTAGTGCTATGGTTAGTGTAGCGAGTAACTGCATTAAACAATGCCCAAAGACTTTCGCCTTGCTCATCAATTGATTTATTAATGTCATTTGACAAAGTTAACATTTGATTTTTGGTTCTGGAAGATGTATCGCTTACAGTACCTTTAATGTTTTCTCCAAATACGGAGTTAACAATATCAACAATGTGCTTTTTTTCAAAACTTCTTGTGCTTGCTTTTTCAAATATTGCCATTTGTTTATCTTCAAACTGAAGTACTTTTCTAAGGCTTTTAACTGCTTCTTCAACTCTTTGTTGCATACTTGCGGTGTGTCTGATTTTAGAAATTTCTTTGTTAGCTATTGCAAAGGTATTAGCACAGCAAATAACTTGATTGCTTGTTCCAAATCCCAAAGACATTGAACCATCATGAGAATTAGTTAACGTGATGTATCTTCTGATTCCAGATTTGCCAATGTATAATTCAGGCAATTCTAATTGAACGTAAACTCTTGAACCTCCTTTAAGACTTCCACCGCCCATGTTTCCAAAAGAGCCCAGTGTTTCACTGTTATTCCAAGGATGTTTTAATTCAAGTTTTTGGCTAAATAATTCTTTACCGCTATCGTAAGCAACACTTACCAATTCACTATTTTGTAGAATTTCGTATCTGCCACCTACAATCCCTAAATAAGCTTTGCTATCGCTTCTTGTTGAAGCATAAGCATCTGGAAGGATTATACCAGATTCAGTTGTTAACTTTTCTTTTTTTACAGACCAATTAAGTCCTGTAGCTTCCAATACTTCAAAGATGATTTCTTCTCTTGTTAAATTTTGATTTTTCATGTTTTTTGTTTTTTAGGTTAGTTATTTATTTTGATTGTTTGACAGGACAAATGTACTAAAACGTTTTGAATATGAAATACACAATCAAAAATAATTTACTTATTTTTTATAACTTACTGAAAATCAACATGAATAATTTTACTTAACATAGTAAATAAATAACATTTTTGCTATATTTCTTGCTCAAATCTATAATTTAGGTATTCATTTATTGCCATATTTATTCCATTTATTGCAATATGTCTGATTCCAGAAATATCTTTTCCAGTTTTTAAATACAATTCATCAAACTCTTTCAGAATATTTTGTTGTAATATTTCACCTTTTGTTTTTTCTCTTGTTATTATTGGTTCTATTACAACTTTTTTTGTTTCCAAACTTTCTCTAATCTTTTGAAATTGTTGTATTGCTTCAGTATTTGTTGTAAATATTTCTTTTGATTGCAATTTGTATTCTTTACTTTCTTCAGTTCTAAACTTAATTAATTCTTGCTCTCTTTGTAAGTCGTACTGATTAAGCAAATTTAATATTTTTGGTTCATCTAAACCTTCATAAAAGTTTCCATATTCTCCTGCAATTGCTTTGGTAAAGCATCTATGCAAATCCTCTAAAGTAAAATGTTTGTATAATCCGCTTATTGATTCAGCAGTGCTTACAATTTGTTGTTGGGTCATATTTCTATTAAAATTATATTTAGAAATAAATTTTACAAGAATTTTACCAATTAAACTAATTAAGTCTGGTTTATCAATTTGAAATTGTAACGCATTAATGTTGTTCCGGTGAAATACCTCCTGAAATGTTAATGTTGGTTTTGTTAAGTTGTGCATCAAAGAGTTTGTCAAGTTGGTTAAAACTATTTCTTTGTTTTTCAATTGTTGTAAGTTGTTGTTTGTTTCCATTGTGGGTATAATATTTTATTTGGTTTGTTGCTTTTGATTTCCAATTTTTAATTTTAACGCCATTTCCGTCGTGCCAGTTGTTTTCTATCCATGCAGCATATTTTAATCGAACCTGCGGCTCTATTTCAACAAATGCAAATTTTTCATTTAATCCGCATTTAAAAAATTGTTCTTCAGTGTAATTTATAAATTCCAAAATATCAGGAATTTCAATTTTTTGTTTTTCTTCTTTTTTAGTTACAACTATATCTTTATTTGTATTTATATCTCTATCTCTATTTCTATTTATAATAGGCATTGCCGTGGCAATGCCGTGGCTTTCTTCTTCTTTACGTTTTTTCCATCCATTTATTGCTCTTTCCTTTTGTTTATCAGCAAATTGAGTTCTTTTGGCAATTTCTTTTTCTAAACGCAAATTATAGTACAATCCTTGTTCGTCTTGCGAAAATTTTGCCATAACATCTGCCGTGGCATTGCCGCAGCATAACGTTATCATTTTTTGTGATAATCTGCCTTTTTGATGGTGCAAACAAAGTAATGTGATATATTGGCCTCTTTCTTCAAAAGTTAAATCTGAAACACCAGTAAGAAAGTCGCTTGGGTAAAATAAGAATGCGGGGTCTGTCATGTTTAAAATAAAAATGCCCCAATATTCTTAGCCCTACCACAGGCGTCAGAATAAAGGGGCAATATGTTAATATTTTTCAATGTGGTAGTATTTATTGCAAAAATAATAAATAACTTTAATCTTTTACAAATGTGCCATTTTCCATTTTGCCAGTTCTTTTTTCTATAACTGAGTAAGCTGAATTTACACAATCTTCAATTGATATATCCAAAGATTCTTGTTGTAAAATTGGTCTTCCACCATCTCCAACAACATCTTCGTAATATTCTTTTACAAAAATATCTTTATTTGCAAGTTCTGTCAAATTTGTTAAAACTACAATTATATCACCAATTGCATCTTTTGTTTCTGCAATATCTTTTTTTAATATAGCTTTACCAAGTTCTCCAACTTCTTCTATTAGTTTTAAAAATTGTGTTTTAGTATCACCTTTTTCGTAAATACCTTTTTTTTCTGCCCATTCTCTGATGGAATTAAATTCATTTGTTAGTTTCATTGTTTTAAAATTTTAAATTGTTAAATGTTTGGTTGATTAGGTTTTTATTGTATTCTTTGTCGTTGTTTAATCTCAATGGTGTTTTTTCAGCAAAACAATATTCTGGAAGTTTGTCTTTGAATAATTCTTTTAATATTTTTTTACCAGTTCTTTCTTTTTTGTTTAAACCTGCAGCAAATTTAACTAAGGCATGCGACATAAAAGGACTTCTTGCTTCTTTTGTGTGAATCATTGACATTCTGTCTATTCTTATATTGTGATAATACGGTAACTCAGAAAATACATCATAAGTAAATGTTTCTTTTTCTTTTGCTCTATTATATCCGCCAAATAATTCATCAGCTCCATCACCTGTTAGTACTACTCTATTTGAACATTTTTGAAATAAATAATAATTTGGAATCAAAGAACCGTAATCTAATCCATGTTCATAAGCATATACAACATCGTTTATATCGTCTGTGCTTGATTTTATTTCTGCAACCTTATCAATGCTATGGCTTATTAATTTAAACTCCGTAGAATCAAAAGAAACAAATTCTGTTTTTATTGAATTTTTTTCCAAAAAATACTTTATAATATTTGAATCCAAACCACTTGAAAGTAACAAAGATAAACCATCTATTTTGTTTTCAACACGAGAAATTATTGCAACCTCCAGTAAATTAAACAAATTACTTTTATCAGAAATTTTTAATAAATCAAAATAATTTCTTTTTTTATAACTGTAGGATAATTTAAAATTAAAATCATAACAATGCAAAGTGTCTGGAATAATTCTATAAATAGAATCAAAACTGGAATTTGAAGTCAAAAAAGATTTTTCATTGTAATTTAATTTTCGACGATTGTTTAACAAAGGTTTAATTTCAGAAGCTATTCCATCAGCTGAATAATACAATTGCTTTTTTCCCAAAGGGTCAGTAAAAAAATAAACACAAGAGTCTTTCACAATTGCAATAGCCCAAAAACCATCCCATTTTAATGATTCCTCATAAATTTTTATAGGGTCGTAGTTTAACTTTATCATTAACAGAGATAAATATTCTAAATCTGATTTACAATTTTTTTGCAATAATTTATAATTAAATATTTCACCATTAAACAAAAAATAAGAACTCTTATATTTAATTGGTTGAACCAAATTTGTTTTGTAACTGCTTACAGCCAATGAATAAAAATCAAGTGTCATCAAATTTAATTTTATTTGCTCGTGAGTTAAACCTCTATGTTTTATCATTTGATGTTTTTCATCTGTATGATAATTGTTTTTTAAAATAGTAAATCCGCACATATTATAGTAATGTTAGTTGTTTAAATTTATGGGGTTGTTTTAATATTCTAAAGGGCTTAAAATCTTGATTTACCCCGTTTAATAAATAATCTGACAATTGCCTTGAAAACTCTTGAGGAAATTCAACTGGCATACATTTACCAGTAGATTTTGCTAAGGATTGATACTTTTTTTTATTTTCATAAAAATCATACCCATCAGGGGTTAATATAAAATCATCTTTAAATCCCTGTATTCTTGCTCTTTCTCTGATAGTTAAAGGACGGTAATAATTATCTTTTTCATCAAACAAATAAAAATTATCAAAAGCAGAAGCACCACCTCCTGACAAAACAGCACAAGTTTTTGCCATGTTTAAAACCGAATAACCTGGCCTTGTTTTGTATTCACCTTTACTGTTTTTATAAGTAAAATTTTGGTAACCATTCCTTTTAAAAAAGTTTTGCATATCACCTAAAGTTACTTTACCAGGCCCATTTTTGTCCTCATCAATCCATGTTTTATTCCATCCATCAACAATTACATCTAATGGCATCTTTAAATGCCCATTGCAATTTTTTTCTATATCCAACAAAACATCACCTGTTTTTTTGTTATGATAAAATTCATTTGGAACAAATTTAAAATCCAAATCTTTATGAATACCTATTATGAATAATCTATTCCTGTTTTTTTGAACATTGCCATATCCCCAATTAGAAACCATTTCAATTTGGAATTTGTAATCAGGGAAATAATTTTCCCAATCTTCTTTTGTTACTGCAATTAATGATTTCGGCAAATTGTCAACTAAAAATGTTTTAGGTTGATAATTACGGCATAATTCCATAAACTTATAAATATCTCCAGGGTCTGATTGTCTTGTCTCCCTATTTTTTCCAGTATATAAATTGCTAAAGTTTCCGCATTCAGGATGGCTTACTATACAATCAACACCTTTATAATTTGTTAAACATTCATATATTTCTGTGTTTTCTTGCAAATAATTTGCTTCGTATGTTTTAGAATCATGATAATATTTTCTCCATTCATGAGAATGTAAAACATTAAAACCTGATTTTTTAAATCCATATTGCAAGGAACCAATTCCACTTGTTATTCCAATAACATTTAATTTCATATTTTTTAGTTGTTTTTAATTATTTTGTTTAATGTATACAAATCTGTTTTAAAGCAATGAAAAGAGCCTATCCAATAAGATAAACTACCAATGTCAACATTTAACTTGTTGCAAACATGCTCAAGTAATCTATAAGACATATACAAATCATTTTTGTAATGCCTAATAGCATCACAAGACCTTATCAAAAATTTTATATTCATTCTATTGTTTTTGAAATAAAACCAATAACCAATAGTACAAGGAATGCGTTCGTTTTGCAAAGATTGGTCTTCTGGATGCCAAATAGAAAGAAATGCTTGTCTTGTGTAAATATCTAATTTTAATTTATCAATAATGTCGTTTAAATCGCCATATTCATATCTAATGCCTTTATATCCTTTACACCAAATTCTTTCCATATAATTATGGCTAAATTTCCCATTTGACCTAAATAATATATCATCGCTTTTTTCTCTGTAATAAGGCCAATTTTTGTACTCAATCCCTGGGTTTATTGGTTGACCATTTATTCTTTCCATAAAATGATTTTCTGCCCAAGGTAAATCTGGTTCCATTTCATTTACAAATAATTCTGGTTTTACTTCTAATAGTCCATTTATATCAAAAACACTTACAATAGGATTTCTTTTGTCTATTTCAACAGATTGCCAAAAAACAGAATCAATTATTTGATTATTTAAAAGCAATTCTTTGAATTTATTTATTAGTTCTATATTCATGGCTCAATGTTGTTTTTAAAGTTGTTATAAGCACCAACATAAGCTACTAAATCCAACAATGAATCTTCTTTATAAGAAAATGAATTTCTTGCTAATTTCAAAGCTATTTGCATAATATAAATATCCTCAGTAGTAAAATTTTTTCCAGAAATCAAAGAAGCTATTTGAGCACATTTATTATTGCATTCAATAAATGGCCCATACTCCCTTTCTTTTTCTTCTTTTCTAAGATTTACAATTTCGTTTGCTTTTTCTAAAATGTTCATTTTTTCAATAAATAAAAAACCCCCAACTAATGTTGTCAACCGCCAAGTAAAGCAACACTAATAGAGGGCTATGTTTTAAAATTTTTTTCATCTTGGCGGTTATTTCGTTGGCAAATATATTAATTGTTTTTAATTATAATATTTTCCTCCAAACTTTTTTTGGGCATCCATGTGATTTTGCTTCTTTCATTTCCTGATAATTTCCATTCCATTTAATTAAACCAAGTTTTTGTGATTTAATAATCATGGCACCATAAGCACGGGGTTCAGGAGGTTGAGAAAGTCCATTCTGTTCTGCCCACAATCTAAAATCCTCAGTAATAAATTCATTTGTAAATTGGAGGTAAATTTTAAGTTTATCAATAGCTAAATCTTGCCAACCAGGTTGAATTTGTTCTTGCTTTGTTTCTGCTCTTTGTATGCCTAATTCTTTAGGTGTATAAGGCGGTTGATTAAATAAATCCATAAATTATTGCATTAAAATTAAATTGTTTTTTGCTAACTCTAATTGTTGTTCATGATAATCATTAAGCCAAGTTCTACATTTTACAATACTTGATTTAATTAATTCCTCTTTTGCCAAATCTCTTTCAATCTTAAAAACTTTAAATCTTTGTTCAATTGGAAATTTTTCAAAGTTAAACATTTCTCTGAGTTTGTCGCATTCCAAAATATAATCAGGACTTTCAAACGACATCCACTTTTTTTTAGAATAAAACATTTTACGTTCCTCATCTTGTAAAAGTTGCTCAGGCATATTTAATAAGCAATAGTATAATAATGCTTCACTGCAATCATTTAGCATCATATATCCTCTTAATTGCCATTCATATATTTTACTCATTTCAGCAACATCAAAAGTAAGCCAATCAAAAGAATTTTTTATGTCAACAATAACATTACCTATTTTAACATCGTGAGTTCCGGCCAACCAATCATTCGTTACTATTTCTTTATTTTTTACAAGCAATTTACCTTTCATTATTGTTTTCTGCAACATAGTAATTCCATCTTCTTCACAATAATTGCCTTTTTCTGTTTGCTTTGAACCAAAGTCTTTTTTATAACCTTTGATTTTTTGGTAGTAAATTTCTTTTAGCGCAGTTTGAATGCCTTCTGTTATTGTTCCTGAACCTTTGCGGATAGAACCATCTTTGTTTTCTTTTTCTTCAATAATAAATTTAGATAGTGATGAACATCTAAACAATTGTTGGTTAAAATTTAATTCTGCAGTGTTTTCCATTGTTATTTATTTTTAGAAAGTTCTTTTTGTTTTTGTTTGTAAGCTTCTCTTAATTCTTCCGTGTTCAATTGTCCTTCTGCCATGGTTAAAGTTTCCAAATCTGTTGAATCGTTTATAAAGTCCATTACTCTTTGCGATTCTTTAAACTCATTATGTGCTTCTAATTCAACTTTTACTTCTTCATGGTCTACATATTCAACTTCACTTTTTTCAACATCTTTTACAACACCTTGGTCAAATACTATTGCATTTTGCATATCAATTGAAAGTGGAGCATATCTGCTAATAAGCAATTTTACAACTGTTTTTTTTGCCATTGCATCAAAATCGTCTTTCCAAAGGCCAAATCCTTTTTTAAACGTTTGAGAGTACTTTACTCCGTGTGCTTTGATTTTATCCATTGGCATATAAAGAACGCTCTCAAAGCCATTTATTAGCTCAATTCTTGCGGCATATCCTACAACTGTATCATCAACTTTTTTACTAAAGTCAAATACATATCCTTCAAGCGGATTTTCAGAAATTATTTGACCTTTGTAAATTTCACTTGCGTAAATCTTTTTTACTTGGCCGCTTCTTTGTGCTAACTGAATGAATCCTTTGTAACCAATTTGAAATTGTGCTACTTGTTTGTAATTGCCATCTTTTTGCCTTGCATTATAAGGCACAATGTAAGCAAAACCTAAATTGTTATTTAAAGGCAAATCTAATGTTGCAGCAACAGCCGCAGCTTGATAAATACTTGTTGGTTCTGCTTTACTAAGTAAATCATTTGAAGCGACAATTTGAAGCACAGAGGTAATAAACCCCTGTGCTTTTTTGCCTAATAATTCAGTAAATTTTGCTTTTACATTTTCTTGGTCAAATAACCTTTTTGCAGTCATTGGTTGGTTGACTGATACCTGTGTGTTTTCCATTTTTTTAATTACATTAATTGTGATGTAACATATTCAATAGCTTGGTCTTTTGTAAAAAAAACGTGATTTGACCTAATTAAGTCCGATTTATAATCTTCCAACTTAAACCAAACACTAAATTTGATTTCGTTTTCTGTTACTTCTGCGTCAATACGCCAAATGTTACCGCTTTTTAATTGGTTTTCCTTTAAGTAAAAGGCTTGTTGCCCTATCTGAAAAGGCAAGGTAATTGTTGTTTCCATTGTTGTTTTCATTTTGATTGTTTTTTTAGGTGATTATTTAAGTGTGTTGTAATATACTTCGTGTTCCTCTATAACTTCAAAAACTTGTTGCAACTTATCATAAAGTTGCTCTATCCTTGCATTTTCAAGTAGATTAATAGTCATGTAGCTATGTCTATCTTCTTCAATTGGCTCGCCATCAAACTGAGTAAGGCGGTCAATCCGGTCAATGTACTGAAATGTTAAGATGCCATTATTAACCCAATAATCTACATGCTGATTGTCGGGGAAGTTAAATCCATTCATAACTCTTGCTTGGCGGAACATTTCTATTTTAGCGAATGTAACCAATGGTAAGAATGGGTCAACTGTTGTTTGTGTTTGTGTTTGTGTTTGTGTTTGTGTTTTTGTTGTTGTTTCCATTGTTGTTTATTTTATTGGTTTTATTTAAGTAGTTTTATCAATAATTCTGTTTCCTGCTGATTCATATCGCAAAAGAAAAAATGTTCTGAGCTGCAGATGTTGCTTCTAAACTTTCTTTTTATTTTGCTAAGCCTTCCACCTTTTTTTATAGATGAAAATGTTGCAAAACTTCCAGTTGTATGGCTAATTAAAGCTATTTCTGTTGTTTTAATTCCAATACTAATATCAAAGCCTTTAGCTTTTATTAAGGTGTTTGGTGTTAATGTT